CACATTCCACTTGCCGTCAGAGGCCTGGCTCACGTAGGGTTTCTGTGTGCTTTCGAAATGCCTGCTGTAAGGTCTCATCTTGGCAAACTCCCTGCCAAAACTGAATTCTTGTCTTTGAGCAAGTTCTTTGGCTGAAAATCCTGGTGCTACCACTCCACCTCTGGCTGCTTTAGCAAAATCTGCTCTATTTTGAAAATATGCCTTGATCTCGTCCGGGGTCATCATGTCCAGTTTTTTCTTCCTGGCCGCCATGCTGCCGGACATCTTGGAGCCTTCCTGCGAAATAATGTCTCTTAATTTCATTTCTTTCTGCCTCTGAATTTACTGTTCACTGATCCGGTCATGTGAGGTAGACTGAACCACAATTTGAACCAGTCTGGATCACCAGGCTTTAGACCCAATTTTTTTTCTTTGTCTTTCAGTGCCTGTGCTGCGTGACTGATATTTTCCACTGATGGCATGGAGTTTGAATAAGTGTCTATGCCTGCCAGTTTTTTCAATTTATCAATCTCGTTCATACAATATTTATGCTGGTTGTTTTAAATTTTGACGTATTTTTTGATATATCTCTGTGGCTGTTTTTTCATCTGCAGGAATAGTGGTTAAAAAACTACGTTTAGCACCTTGCACAGCATACTCTCTAGCTCTGCTGGCACTCACACCTGCTGCGCCTTCTGCATCTGGATCTCGCATGCCAGCATTCACTGTTCTTATGCTGTTGAATTTGTAGTCTTTGTTATTGTATTTGTTCAACAATTGATCAAATTGTTGCACTCTGTCTGATCCCGCCACATATATGATGTCTTGATAGCCCATGCTTTCTAATTTTTTCATTGCATCAATAATGGTCTTTACTCCACCATCTCCCACTTTGATGTTGGGAAACATCTTCTGTGCATAATCTAATTTGTCCGAAAAACTGAGAGGATTTGATTTGGCATCTTGAGTGTGTGTTAAAAATAAAAAGTGATCGCCTGGTTGAGCAGAGATGGTATCTATTAATTTTTTATGACCAGTGGTGGGTGGATTCATTCTGCCGTAAGCAAATGCGGCAATTTTAGGCGCTGGCTGACTTATTTCTAAGAATCTCATTGTGCATTCTTCACTGGGTGTTTGGACAATCCTTGCACAATCTTATTGCTGAGTGCAACTTTGTCTTCTGCACTGATGATTTTTTCTGGTTTGCCGTTGATTTTAAATTTTTTAAAATATTCCTTGATTGCTTGATCCATACAACTGCCCCAATTTTCCATTGGATTCTTTTCCATCATTTCTTTTTGATTGTCACTGTATTTTTTGGCTACTGGAAAGAAATTTTTTCTAAAAAACTCACTGTCGTTCAGCATGTACTGATAGATGTCTTCTAAAATATCATATCCAATATTGTCTCTGGTTATGGCTGTGAATTCTTTGGCTTTCATTGCTATTTTTCCTGTGCTGGTTCAATTGTTGGCTGTGTCTTTAACCATTCTTGACGATCTTTTTCTACTTCTTCATCGGAAATATATGGATCTTTGCCATCATAGATGTCCTGTAATTTTTGTCCTATCCAATCAAAAACTTCTTGATCTTCTTTGGAAATAGATTTCTTGTGTGCTTTGTAATCTGTGATTTTTACCATATTAATATAAACTCCAAGTGTTTATGTGATTCCATTTTTTACACATATCTATTGATAGATTTAACTTATTACTTATTTGAGGATATGTCAATCCTTTAGTTTTAAGTAATTTAATTGTTTTAAATTGTTGAAAATTTATTTTTCTTCTTGTCATAGCACGTTTAATTATTTGTTCCTTAGTCCATTTTACCCATGGTTTTTTCATTCCTTGATGAGCTTGTGATATTTTAAATTTCGTTTTTGAAGAATGTTTTTTTCCTAACATTCTATTATAATTTTTCTTTATACCTTTTAATGCTATACTTCTTTTTTTATTAGACTCTATGCTCATTCTAATTCCATTATTTCCATCACCACCTTTGGTAGCATTGTATCCTGTAAAATATGTATGGAATTTTTTTATGTTTTTAATTTCATTTATTTTTGCTTGATTTGGAGTAGAATAATTTCCTAATATTTTTATGGAAAAATTTTTAGGCCCATATTTTCTAATTGCATTATAAAAAGGTCGATTATCTCTGTTTTTTAAAGCATCTTTGATATGTGTATCGAATCTTTCATAAGGATTTTTTGAATATCCTATATACAATTTATTATTTAAATTATTTTTTATTTTATAAACAAAATACATTTGATCTACCAAGCTCTGCAGGACCAATAACGAGCCTTTGTTCTAGGTCCTGGGTTAGCACAGTTGTGTCTGGCTCTGAAACTTCTGCGTCTTGCTGGATTGGATTTTTTAATACGCATGTTGGGATCACCAAAATTCACTTTGACCACATTGCCGTTGGGTTTTCGCACGTAGACCTTAAATTTTTTTCGATCGCCTCTCATGGGTTTGCCCAAAGGCACTTTGCGTCCTCTGTATTCTGCTTCATCCAAAGACTCGTCTTCGTTGAACCACATCACATCATATGCTGAATTAAAATCATCACCTTCGTAGGTTTCTTCATCCAAGTTTTCATCTGTGCTGACTTCAATATCAAATTCTTCCAAGCCCATTTCTTTCAACTGCTCATTGAGGCTTTCAGCCAATTCATCTGCTTCAATCTCATCCAATGCTCTGTGCAGTTCCACACGCAGCACTTGATTGCCTTGTTCATCTTCAAATATTTCATATGATGTTTGATCTTCAAACAATCCTATGGCACTTTCGCTCAACGCCACATCCACCAAGGATTCTGGGTTGATATTCTTACCTATGATACTAAAAAAATGTTGCATATTAATGATTCAGTTTGATTGAGTTTATGGTTCCTTCAGTGTAGACCACTTTGGCCCGCACCCACACAAAATTACCAGTGAAATTGTAGAAAAAACTACCTGTGCTGTTCACATGCACTGCAGTGGGCGCAGTGTGCGTGGCGCCAGTCACATCAAACCAGTCTGTCACAGTGGGTTCCGTGGCCAGTGTGGCCTGCATCTGTATGGTGCCTTCAAAACCTGCCACAGTGATCTGTATGGTGTGAAAACCATCGCTGCGACCATAGTAACCATCACCTTTGAATTGCTCACCCAACACTGTTTCCACAGTGCTGTCATTGGGATGATCCGTGGCTGATAATATGGTTTCGCTGTATGCTGGCATGTGTATATTTAGTCCTTGTGTTATGCTGTGTGAGTGCTCAAAGACTCGGTGGTTTCCAGCACTATCTTACTATCTACAGCATTGATAGTCACTTTGCCACCATGTTTTAGTTTGCCAAACAACAATTCTTTGGCCATGGGAGTTTTGATCTCTTGATCTATCAATCGCTGCATGGGTCTCGCGCCCATTTTGGGATCAAAACCTTTGTCCACTAGGTAATCTATGGCTTCATCAGTCACAGTGACCTGTATTTTTTTATCCACTAGATATGTTTTTAAATCAGTGAGGAATTTGCCCACAATTTTAATCATGGTGGGTTTGCTTAATTTTTTAAATGTGATCACTCCGTCCAATCTGTTTCTAAATTCTGGAGTGAAGAACTTTCTAAATGCTGTGTCGGAATATCCCTCATCCATGGGATCTCCGAAACCTATGCTGCCTTTTTCTGACTGTTCTGCTCCCAAATTGGTGGTCAATATCAGTGTTAAATTTTTGCAATCTGCCACTTTGCCATTGCTGCCGCTCACTGTGCCTTCATCCATAATCTGCAACAGTATTTGACTGACATCAGGGTGTGCTTTTTCTATCTCATCCAACAGCAACACACAGTTGGGAGATTCCTGTATTTTAGTGATCAATAATCCAGCGTTTTCTTCATAGCCCACATAGCCTGGAGGTGATCCTATCAGTTTGCTGATGCTGTGTTTTTCTTGGTATTCGCTCATGTCAAATCTTACCATTTTAACGCCCAAATGTTTGGCTAACTGTTTGGCAGTTTCTGTTTTGCCACAGCCAGTTGGTCCCATGAATATGAAAGATCCTATGGGTTTGTTTTCACGTTTTAATCCTGCCTGTGCAATCAGCACTTTGTCCACAATGTTGGTGATGGCTTCATCCTGATCATACACTTCTGCTTTCATGTTCTTGTCCAAACTGGCTAGATTGCTGGATTCTCTTTGCTGTATGGTCTCCACTGGTATGGTGATGATCTTGCTGAGTTCGTATTCTATCTCAGCTGAATCTATTCTACGTGTGTCTTTGGGAGCAATGTTGAATCTGCTGCCAGCCAGATCAATCAAATCAATGGACTTATCGGGTAATTTTTTATCTGTTTGATATTTGCAACTCAATTTTACTGCCGTCTCAATGGCAGCATCAGTGATCTGTGCGCGGTGATAATTTTCATAGTATTTCTTCAGACCTTTAAGTATGTCAATGGTGACTGCTTGCGTGGGTTCATCCACAGTGATCCTTTGGAATCTTCTCATAAGAGCACGATCTTTTTCAAAGTATTTTCTGTATTCTTCCCAAGTGGTACTGGCTACTACTTTCAAAGTACCTTTGGTCAACACTGGTTTTAATAGATTGGCCAAGTCATTGGATCCTTTGTCTCCACCACCTGCTCCAGCGCCACTGATGTTGTGTGCTTCGTCTATGAACACAATGGTTTTGCCTTTTTTCTTCAATGCTTGCAACACTATTTTGAATCGCTCTTCAAAGTCTCCTCGGTATTTGCTGCCGGCCAACATGGCACCAATGTCCAAGTTGTACACTTGATATTCTTTTAGAAACTCTGGCACTCTGTTGGTCACAATGTTCAATGCCAATCCTTCTGCTATGGCAGTTTTGCCCACTCCTGGATCACCCACTAGAATCACATTGTTTTTCATTCTGCGTCCCAATGCCAATGCTATTTGATCCAGTTCAGCATGACGACCTATTACTGGATCTATTTTGTCTTTTTTGGCTTCCAAGTTCAAATTGGTGGTGTATAAATTCAATGCTCTCTGTGTGACCGATGCATTTTCTTCCATTCCATACTCTGTGTCTGCTTCTGAATTGAGAAAATCCGCAAATTTTTCCTTGTCAATATTGGCTTTGGCCACAAAGAAATAACTGTGACTTTTCTTTTCACTCATCATGCTCAAAAACACATCAGTCAATTCTATTTGCTGGCGACCACTGAACAGTGTCTGTGTGAATGCTCTATTGAGCACTCTTTCCACACCCACAGTCTTTTTGGGCTTGTATTTGGCTGGGGGGTTAACCAGTTCTATCTCTTTGAGTCTTTCTTTGAGATATGTTTCAAGATTTTTCTTCAATGTTTCTGCATCAGCCCCAAAATCGTTGATGGTCTTGATGAATTTGTCATAGCACAGCATAGCAAACAGCAGATGTTCCACTGTGACATATTCGTGTTTGAGTTTGGCAGCGTCCTCCACTGCTTTGTCAAATATGCGTTGTAGTTCGTCGCTGGGTTCTACCATATTAATTCAATAATTTCTGTTGTTTCTTGCGGGCCATCTCCAGTTTCACTTTGCTGACTCTGTCGATAAAGTTGATTCCATACAAATGATCAAATTCATGTAAAAAAATTCTAGCATCCATTTCACTCAACTTTATTATACATTCTTTCTGTTCACTGTCAAGATATTTAACCACTATGGTGTGAGGTCTACGGATTTTAAGATACAATTTTGGAAAACTGAGGCAGCCTTCCTCCAACAAAACTAAATCAGTGGTGGCTTCCTGTATGATTGGATTGATCACAGCAAATGGTTTGGTTTTGCCTTGGATATTTTGAGGTTGCATCACAAATATTTTGGCATCCAATTGCACTTGATTGGCTGCCAATCCTATGCCTTTTTCCACAATCATGGTGTCTATCATATCATGCTCTATCTTGCCTGCATCCATGGTGTTGAAATCAAAATCTTGCACTGTGCGATCCAACCATAAGTTGGGGTGTTTAATCAAGTTCATCTCGTAATTTTTTTATTTTTTGCAACAGTGCAGCATTGTCCACTCTGGGAGTGTCTGACACCACAGTGATGTATAAATTGCCGCGCTGACGAGCATTGTGTACATGAGGCAAACCTTCACCAGTGATATTGAACACAGTGCCGTGCTGTGTGCCTTTGGGTATGCTGACTGAAAGATTTTTTCCTGACAGAGTGCGTATTTCTTTTTTAGTGCCTAAGATCAGATCAAACACATTCACTTTGATTTTGCTGTGTAAATTTATGCCATCTCGTTCCCATGTTTTGTGTCTTAAAATTTTGATTCTCACAATGAGATCACCGCGTGGAGCATTACTGATAGAGTCACTGCCTAATCCAGCAAATCTGATCATGTTGTTGTGTTCCACTCCGGGTGGTATGTCTATGTTCACACTCTCCTGTCGACCATTGGGCAATCTGTAGCTGGCGATCAGTGATTTGCCATGGTACACATCTTCCAACTCCAGCGTGGCTTCTATGTTGATGTCCACATTGCGCGGATTGGATCTAAATGTGCTGGCTCTGCCAAAAGGTCCTCCACCACCTCCAAAAAAATTGTTGAATATGTCATTGATATCGCCATTGAAATTATAAGTGAAATTCTCACCACCTTGACGATGCATGTCAGTGGTGCCGTATCTGTCATAGGCAGCTTTTTTTTGTGGATCTTTCAGTATGTCGTAGGCTTCATTGAGCTCTTTGAATTTGGCTTCATCACCACCTTTGTCTGGATGATGTTTCATGGCCTTGCTCTTGTAGGCTTTTTTCAAATCGTTTTCATTGGTGTTGCGACTAACACCTAAAACTTTGTAAGGATCCATATGTTATAATATAGTGGTTTTCTGTCAAAAGTCAAGTGATAGAAATTTTATTTTTCTTTAAGGATGTATTTGATGGGATATTCGGCTTTGACTTTGACTCTTTTTTTGCTGTCGCTGTCCTCGTACTGTATCATATTAGGTGCCAATTCCACAAAATCATCCACCTGTACCATATTTTGTACTCCATCGTGCCAGTAGGTCAGCTCAGCTGGAACTTTTCTAAATAAGGCAGCAATGCTGTCATACAGCCAGTATATGAATTTCCAAGTGATTAATACAATCTTCTTTGCTATCTGATACACATATTTGATCGCTGTGATTATTAACTTCACTGCGTGAGTGATCTTGGCAAACACCATGGCTGAATATTGAACAGAGTGAGAAAAAAAAGTTTTACTTTTTATCGCTGCTGTTTGGAGCCACTGAGCTGTTTTTGCTGCTATCTGTTTTAGTTGTTCCTTCATAATATTCTTTGTAACGTTCCAATATGTCCTGGGTTTGTTTGAGAGTGCTGCGAATTTGTGCAAAATTTTTGGCCAGCAATTCATAGTCCTCGTCGCTCAGTCCAAACAGCACAGGATCCAATCCCTCTTTCTTCATCTTGTCAAACACTTCCTGGGCGTTGTTGCTGGTGATCACGATCCATCTCAGCTTCTCCATCTCTTCCAATGTGGGGGTCTTGAGATTTAATTTTTCTCTAGGCTTCTCCTGTGTCAATATCTTGATGGCCTTCTCTCCCACCAAGCCGCAGCCGTTGAGGAACAGGCACAGGGTGATAATGGAAATTATTTTTATCATATTAGTTGTTATACTCTTTGAAACGGGGATTTGCCAGCGCCGGGCATTCCGAGTTTATCTCTGACTTCTTAGTGGCGTTCTTTTCTTGTTCTGTCAAAGGAGCCCCACCTGCTATCTCCACGCATCTCAGTGCTTTGTCGGATGCTTTGTTCACAATTCTTTCCATGGCTTCGGGTCTTTCCATGGCAGTCTTGCCCAGATCACGTGTGCCCTTGTTGAATCTTTTGTCTAGGTCGTCTATATCCTTCTTGAGATTGCCCACCAGTTTGTTGACCTCTTGATTGGCTTTGAGTATGGCTTCAAAATCTTTTTTCTGTTGCTCAATGTATTTGGTCTGTGCCTCCAGGGCCTGTTCCATCTTGACCTGATTGCCCTTGAGTATGGCATTGTCACTTCGCAGTTTGAGCACATAGGCACCAGCACCTGCCACACCCAGCAGCATGATGATGGTAAACACCATTTTTATCTGTCCGAATAGTCCAAACATATTATTTTTCCAATATCACACAATGCCGATCATTTTCCAGCACGTATTTGTTGCCATAGATACTTATGTTGTAGTCACCTATGTATTTGGTAAGATAGAGCACTTCAGGAAAGCTGTTGAAGCTGTAGGATTCTGTGATCTCACGCAGTTTGTTCACTGTGATGCCTTGATCCACAAATCTAAAACGCAAAGGCTCAGCATATTTTTTACTGAACACAATGTGATTGTCTTCCATGATCACTTCATCCACATAACTGTTGGCAAAGAAATTCTTGTAGTTTTCCATGGCAGTTTCATTCTTGCGTATGCTGTACTCATTGCCGTC